CAGCGTTACGCAATACTGCGAGCGTGCGTATGGGGGACCGGCTTATACACCGGTCGACCCAGAAGCTTCCGTGGCCGAGGCTATGACGAAATGTCTTGCCAATGTCGCGGCTTCCCCAGTGAATATCGCTGAGGATGTCCTTGAGTGGAAACGCACCATGATGCTGTTCAATGACCTGGTGGAAGATATTGGCAAAGAGGCCCCAAAGGCGTACCAACGCCTTAAGAAGGGATTCGATGTCAACTTCAATATCCACTTTGGTCTTGGACCGACCTTCCGGTCTCTCTGTGAGCTCATTGAGCTCACTGACGAGGGACTGAAGACACTCAAAGCGGGACCTAGGCTTCGTGCGAAGGGGCAATCCGTTGCCACTAGCTCGGGGTCTGAGTTTCGCAAGCCTGGATACGTCGGCTACTCGTGTTTTCACAATACGCTGACCGCTGTCCGAGCAGGTGTCTACTACAGACTGCGGAACCCCTTATCTGGGGTGTCGTGGAACGTAGGCCTTAATCCATCAGAGTTGGTCGTCGGGCGGTGGAATATCATCCCACTGTCGTTCATGGTGGACCGTGTCTTCGACGTATCGTCGTTGGCCAGAGCCTTCATGAACATGACTGATCCCAACATCACCATCGAAGGCGGTTATATTACACAGTTCTATGAAAAGACTGTTGTGGTTACCGCCACGGAATTCGATAGTGGGAGCCCCTACTGGGCCGAAAGCGTCGCCGGTGACCCCTCGACGACCTATAGACGGATTGTCAATAGGACGCCTTGGACACCAACAATCGCTGACGTCGTCCCTCCCGTGGACATGGGAGGCCTCGTTAGTTCCGCAACCAGAGTCAACGAGCTAGCAGGCTTGGTAGCACAGAAGCTACTAAAACTTCGCTTACTCTAGACCTTACCTAGGAGGTCCATCATGGACCAAGTGACCCTTGTCACCGCTCCCTCGGCGTTCGCGCCAACAGGTGGTACCAACCTCGTCCTCACTCCGATGACGAGTTCGCAAGCCAACAAAGCTCGCTTGGCGGCTTTGGCAGACACCGAGTATAAGACTCGGCGTAC